GGCGTATCAAAACAATAGTCCCCATCATTGCCGAAAGCAGCCTTCTTCCCAGGATTGAAAAGTTTAGGATGCTTCAGCCCCAACAAACCGGAAGACGTCTGTCTTGGAAGAGCCTTTAGACCTTTGAGATCCGATGCTCCTTCCACCGCCTCGCGGAAAGACAAGACACGCTTCGTGTTCCTCACGCATTTCTTCAATTCACGCACGACATCATTTTTCACAGCCTCAACATCATCCTCATTGATGGTAACATTATCAGTAATCTGCCTTTTGTGCGCCTCCGCAAGCGGATGCACCTTTTCTCCCCGAGCATTCTCGAACTTGGTGAGTTTCGCAAGAGCCTTTGTCGCAGGCCCGAAGGTCTCGAACATTGGACTCTTGACATAGGCAGACTTCTGAGGCTGAACAGCCAACACATCACTGACACCAATAACATTCAAACAAGCTTCATGTTGATTCAATTCCTCATTACATTCTTCAGGGTACTCACGCACAATCTGCGACGGCAGCTTGGCAAGTGCACTCCTGACATAGTCCCCGGTGATGATAGTGCCAAACCCATACTTGACACCATCCCCTGTGTGGCCACCCATGTGCATGCCAACGATCCGCTTTTTCGGGTCACCTTCATTGAGGAAGATCAAACCTCCACAGTCACCCGCTTGCGTCTGCGCAGCGTACACCATAAGGTGCCGGTGCTCGTTCCCACCCACCGTAGTGGGCCGGTCGAGACGCCTCGAACAGATCTCATGGATCGCCAAGCTCACAGGGGAGCGAGGCGCAATGAGGCTCACATCGAAATCCCGGTTCTTCTCATAGACATTGCTGTCCACAAAGAGTCCCGTAATATCCCGAGCGTTCGGCATGTAATCACCAAAGGCGATAAACGCAACATCTCTTTCAATGTCAACGTAGGTCTTGGCGGGGTCAACAAAGTGCCCATAGGGCACCTGGACCTTCCCAACACCTCCATGCTTCACAAGTATGAGCTTGTTCTCTGGCTTCACCTTGCCAGCGTCGAGGGCGTTTTGGATCTGAGTCACGTAATGAGCGTTCATCATACCAACCTGGCCCCGGAGCATAGTCACCTTCCCTTGTGACTCGTCCTTCTCGACGTTCATGCCAGCCGTGAACATATGGTACACATTCCTTCGCAGGACGCTGGACGAGAACATGTTTCCGAACAGAGCGGGTGGATTTTCTCCACTGAATAGTTCAGCATGATAGCTGAACACGCTCGGAACATGCGCAAGTTCCAACGTGTGACCAAGACACGTAAACGTGCTGCTTCCGGATTTGTT